CTTTCTCAGGTTGAACTGAATTACTTGTTCACCGCTGCGACCTATTCTGGTGCAGCCATTGAACCTACAACCAATTATGTTTTTATTGGTAAGGTTGACCAGTGGCCAGATGATAACAATCCACCACTTCCAACTCAAGACCAGAGAACACTGAAGCAGGTATACAAAAACGGTGTAGCAGCCAAATTGATTTTGACTTCCAATCTATCTGCGGTAGTACCTCGTTTTGATTGGACTTCTGGTACAATCTACTCACAATACAATGACTATGAAAACATGTTTACGGTCGACACCAATGGTGTTCTGACCAAAAAGTTCTATGTTCGTAACAATGTAGACCAAGTTTTCAAGTGTTTGTCCAACAATAAAGGTGCCGCAAGTACTGTTCAACCAATATTGGCACCAGGTAATACTGATCCAGGTCAAACCATCTACACAACAGATGGTTATAAGTGGATTTACGTGACAACCATCGACAAAGGTTTGAAACAGAAATTCTTCGACAACGATTGGATGCCTATTGGTGTTGGTAACCACATTCCAAATACACTGACTGCATTGGATGCAACTGCAAGAATGGGTTCCATCAACGCAATCAATGTGGTAAATGCAGGAAATAACTATACAAACGGTCTGACAACGACCACCATTACAATTTCTGGTGATGGAAAAGGTGCAACCGCATATGCAAACGTATCAGGTAACATTGTTTCCGATATTATTGTGACAAATTCTGGTAATAATTACACATATGCAACAGTAAGTATTGCACCGGCATTAGGTTTTACTGGTTCAAATGCAACAGCCAATGCAAGTATCTCTCCAATAGGTGGCCATGGGTATGATCCTGTGTCCGAATTGGGTTGCAACCATATTATGTTGTCTTTGGAGTTTGATGGTTCTGAAAATGGAATTCTACCAACAGATATTTCATTTAGACAAGTTGGTTTGATGGTCAATCCACTTTTGGCTGACGGTACTTTACCAACAGATTTCGTTTATGGTATGTACGATTCAGCAACTGTATCATTCGGTACAGGCAACTTTACATCAGGTGAAACAGTTTATCAAGGTCTAACTTTAGATACCGCAACATTTACTGCTACTTGTTGTTCATTTGATACAGGAAACAATATTGTTTCGTTGATAAATACAACAGGAGATTACGCAATCGGTTCTCTATTGAACGGTGCAACATCTGGTGCTTCTAGAGTTCTATTGAGTTATGAACCAACAAATTTTGATGTGGGTTCTGGTTATATGATGTACTATGAGAACAGAGTACCAGTTCAAAGGTCTGCCAACGACAATCAACAAATTAGACTTGTATTGAGATTCTAAGGAAAGAAATGATAAATTACAATATCGACCCATACTATGATGATTTTGATCCTACAAAAAATTATCATCGTATTCTATTCAAACCAGGTCGTGCGGTTCAAGCTCGTGAACTAACACAGTCACAAACCATTCTACAGAATCAAATTACACAGTTTGCTTCTGCAATTTATACACAGAATACACCAGTTTCTGGTGGTAAAGTTACTACAAACCTGAATTGTAACTACATCAAACTGAATAGTATCTATTCAGGTTCTTCTATTTCCGCAATTACTTTCCTACACCAGACAATCACCGATTCTACTGGTCAAATCTCTGCACGTGTTATTGCAACAGCAGAAGCAACAGGAAACTCCGTAGTTGCTGGTGACCCACCAACATTGATTGTTACATATCTTTCTGGTCAAAGATTCACCGATGGTATGGATGTTTACATTCAAGGTCCTGTTTCTTCGACACCTGCTGCTACAACTATTGGTGTATCAGGTGGTTCAACCTGTACAGGTCGTTCTTCTGTTGCATCCATTTCTTCTGGTGTATTCTATGTTATCAATGGATACAACCAAATCACAAACAATGGAACAACAAACCGTTACTCAATTGGTAACTTTGTAAACGTTACACCACAAACAGTTATTCTGGACAAGTACGACAACAAACCTTCATTGCGTGTTGGTTTGAACATCGTTGAAACTACAGAGACATTCAGTGGTGATCCTACTCTATTGGATCCAGCAGTTGGTGCATCCAACTATCAGGCACCAGGTGCCGACCGTTACAAGATTAGTTTGGTACTAGAAACAAGACCACTCACACTGGGTAACGATGACAACTTTATTGAGTTGTTGAAGATTGGTACTGGTGCGGTTCAGAAACAGACAGATAATACAGTTTACTCTGCAATTGATGATTACTTTGCAAAACGTACATACGATACAAACGGTGACTTCATTGTAAACAACTTCAACATCACACCATCCACCAACACAGCCAACTCAGAACTGTATGATGTAAACATTGGTCCTGGTGTTGCGTATGTTCGTGGTTACCGTGTTGAAAACCAATCATCTATCAAACTTACTAATGAACGTGCTCGTTCAATCGTTACACAAAACAATAATCCTGTGTTCGTGGATTACGGTAACTTTGTATATGTTGATACAGTCAAAGGTGTGTTCGATGTAACAACATTCCCAGCTGTGGACTTCCATTGTTCCAACACTGCAAACATCATTACATCCAACACTGCAACATACAGTTCCACTAAAGTTGGTTCTGGTTACATTCGTAATTTGATTTATGACCACAATACAACTGATGCAAACACAAATTCATATGTGTATCGAGCATACATTACAGATTTTACCGCCAACACATTGAGTGGTAACACATTGTCTGCAACATCAACAACGATTACTGCAAACAACTCTGCATATACTTTCTCTCTGGCAGCCAACGTTTACAACGGTGTGTTGTTGTCTATTGATTCTGGTACTTCCGCAGGTGATACACGTACTATCACACAATGGAATCCATCTTCAAATACTTTCACAGTAAGTAAAGCATTCTCTATTACACCAGATGCAACATCTAAATTCTCTTTGAGATTTACATCTGGTAACATCAACTCGGTTGCAAACACAAATGGTTTGACAATCAACGCCAAGGCTAACATCAACGCAGAAAGTAAAGTTGGTGGTCTATCCACTGGTGCCACAACAATAATGTCTGCTGGTACACCAGAATTGCTTTACAAGATTGGATATCCATTCTTGCAGAATATCAACAACTCTAGTTACACATCTACACAGGTGTTCCGTAACAAGACATTCTCTAATGTTTCTGGTTCTTCACAGATTCAGATTACATTACCAGTTGGTATTCAAAACACAGTTGACTTCCTTGGTGGTCCTGGAAATCTAAGTTACTCCGCACTAGAACAGAACTACACAATCATTTGTGTGAGTGCTGGTGGTTCATTAACTATCAATGCTGGTGATATCATTCCGTTCTCGGTTGCCAACCGTACAGTGAACGTATCTTCAGATAAGAACACATTGACATTGACTGCAACAGATACATCAAACATTCCATCAGGAATGGTAGTTACAGTTATTGCAAAAGTGTTCGTTACAAATGCTGATGATACCAACCACGTGGTACGTGTGAAGAAATTGGTAACTGGTAACACCCAAGTGGCATCCACATCTGGACCAGATGGTACAGTTGGTACATACACTAAGGTTGACCTGTCTAACGGTCAAGTTTACATCCAAAATGCAGGCTTGGTTTCACCAGGATCAGTCCAACGTCTATATGTAACAGACGTAAAGCGCATTGTCAAAATCATCGACACTAAAGATCCAGGAACTGTTCCTAATCTGACAATGATTTCCAATGCATCATATGATATTACAAATAATTATATCTTTGATAACGGTCAAAGAGATAACACATATGAACACGCAAGATTGACTTTGCGTCCAGGTGTACCACAACCAAAAGGTAACGTATTGGTAATCTTTGATTACTACCAACACAGTGGTGGTGATGGTTACTTTACTGGTATGTCTTACTTGGCACCTATCTCTACCTCACCAGAGGCATACGGTTCTATTCCGACATACACTGCCAAAGATGGTAACATCTACAATCTACGTGACTGTTTAGACTTTAGACCTGCACGTAAGAACGCAACATCATCTTACACATACGAATATACAGGCAACCCAGCATCCGATGATACAGGTTTCTATATTCCACAAGACTTGACAGCATTCACAAGCAATTATTCTTACTATCAAGGTCGTAAAGACTTGTTGATTTTGAGTAAAGATAATTCTTTCAGTATTGTCAATGGTGTTCCTTCAGATTTCCCAATTCTACCTTCTCCACCAGATGGTGCATTGGTTATCTCCAATCTAAACAACGATCCATATACAGCGTATATTCCAAGTGAAGCACCACAAGGTGTGATGCCTAACCTATCTGTTGAGGCAGTGCAACACCAACGTTTCACTATGCAAGACATTGCGAACTTGCAAACACGTGTCAACAACATGGAATACTACACATCGTTGTCACTGTTGGAACAAAAGACACAATCCCTACAAGTACCAGACACAAATGGTTTGAACCGTTTCAAGAATGGTATTTTGGTTGATGACTTCTCATCTTTTGCAACCGCTGATACAAGTAGTTCAGACTTCAATGTGTCTATTGATTCATTGAACAAACAAATGTCTGCATCACAGACAGTTACAAACTACCCACTACAATCTTCTGTATTGTTGAATTCTTATGGTTCAATCAGTAACACTGCATTGAGTAGTCTAAGTTTTGGTTTGAATACAATCAACCAACACACAAACATCTTTACATTGCCATACACATCTAAAGCATTGGTGTCTCAGCAATTGGCTTCAAACACAATCAATTTGAATCCATTTACTACACCAATTTACTCTGGTACAATGGCAATTACTCCTCCAATGGACAACTGGGTTGACAACACAAAGTCACCAGACCTATTGGTGGTTGATCCTAACCTACAGGTTTTCCAATCAAGTAGTACAGTGAACTTGTTGAGTACAGGTAATTGGCAAACAATTCCTGGTACTTCTTATACCACATCATCTACTGCAAGAGCAAGTGGTGGTACAAACACAACAACAAACACATACGCTTCACAGTCACAACAATCTGTTTATGGATTGTGGTCTAAGTTGCCTACAACATATGCACAGACCAACAATTTCATTTCCAACATTGCAATTCAACCATACATTCGTGCTCAAGATTTGATTGTTCGTGGTTCATCCATGAAAGTCAACACACCATTGACTGCAACGTTTGATGGTGTAATTGTTGATGACTTCATTGCATTACCTACAGTTGTTGAATTGACTAACGTTACAGGTACTTTCCAAGTTGGTGATACAATTGGTTACTCATCTGCTGGTAACTGGAACCTATTAGGTAAAGTTATTGACGTTTACAACTATCCAAATACAACCAACACTCGTTTGTATGGTTACTTCTCCGCTGTCTCTGTGATAGCAACAAAAGTAACTACAATGATTGCTGGTACATTTGATGCAAACGGTAACTGGACAGGAATAACAGCATCAGGTACACCTAAAGTTGGTACAATCAACGGTGTGACATTGAACATGTCTGGTGGTGTGACTGCTGCAAACAACGGCACATCATCTAATATTGCAGGTGGTGGTACATACACAACAGGTGTAACACAGATTCGTTTGAGTCCTCTTGCATCTAATACCACAAACTTCTATGGTGGTACAGCAGGTTCAAACTGCCGTATCTCTATTGCATCTTCAAATGGTTCTGGTTCTATCGTAAACTTCACAGCAAACGTCATTGCTTATGATGGTACAACCAAGATTGCAACACTGGACAAACCAGTTTCAATCTCTAACGGTTACAACAGCAACGTTGGTGCAAACATCAACTCGTTGTACCGTATGAATGGTACACAACCAAGTTATGCTGCTGCGATGTTGACAGGCAAAGCACCAAAGATTTCTACAAACGAAGCAGGTAACTTCTCTGCATTGTTCTCTGTTCCTGGTCAAACATTCCAGAACGGTCAAAGAATCTTTACAGTAGACAACAGAACTGTATCAACAGATCCAAATTCATCTACAACATCCGCATCTGGCACATTTACTGCTTCTGGTTTGTCAACAACATCACAAGCATTAGACTTTGCACCATCTGTTGCAGCTGCACCTAATACGTTCACTGCAACCGCAACACGTAATAACCAGTTGGTGGCATCTTCAACAACATTTACTGCTGATCCTCCACCAGCAAACAGTGACCCTGTTGCACAGACATTCATTGTGGATAAGACAAACTATCCTAACGGTGTGTTCTTGTCATCAGTGAAAGTGTTCTTCCAATCTAAGCCAACAACAACTAATATACCTGTCAAGTTGTCTATTGTTGGTACACTGAATGGTTATCCAAACGGTAAGATTTTGGACAACTCAATCGTTACATTGACACCAGACCAAGTGAAAGTATCAACTTCACCACACTATCTGGACGATACAACATACACCGAGTTTGTGTTTGAAGCACCTGTGTTTATCAAACCAAACACATTGTATGCAATGATTCTACAATCACCATCTAATGAGTACAATGTTTACTTGGCTGCACAGGGTGCAATTGCAGTTCCTTCTTCAGTGAAGAACTTGCCAACTGATCCTACACCATCAACATTGACTAAGATTGGTGCATCTCCATATGTTGGTTCATTGTTTGAATCACAAAACGCAATTACATGGACTGCTGACCAAACTAAAGCATTGATGTTTGTGATGAATCAGGCTGTGTTTGATACAACTGCAAATCCTAAGATTCTGTTTGTTGTACCAAAAGGATTGCCAACAAGAAAATCTGTTATCAATAGCGTTGACGGTGTAATTCAATCTAACACAGTCATCAACTTTGACAACACATTGTCTGCCACAAACGTTGCATCACACGCATACAACATTACCACAACAGACTTGTTACCAACAAGTACAAACATCAACTACTCATACAACGCATTGTTGTCCGCTGGTGGTTATGGTGGTGAACAAGTTATCACACCTGGACGTTTTGGTTCTCCAACATCCACAAACATTGTGTTGAGTGATGGTCAAGGTGAACGTCTGTTGTCAACAAACTAAGACAGTTAATTTTTTGTATATTCATCGTTGTAATCTGAAGA